CTTGCCGATACTGCCACTGATTCCCTTGTTGGGCTTAATCGTGGTCTCTCTAATGCTGTTGGAGTTCAGGCCTACCCTGACTCTAATGGTCCTGTTGCTATGACTAGCTGTGTCTATTGCAATGTTTCGGCAAATTTGCCGCGGGATTTTTGTCCAATGAGAGTTGAAGTGTTTTTCGATGAGGAAGAGGAAATTGATTACGGTGTCCAATCTGCGATCAGAGAGTACATTCCTCCGCGTTCAGTTTTTATCAATGAGCGTGTTGAGTTAATTCAGACTTTCTTATTTCGGCCCCTTGATGATGCGTTCTTTAGCATTCTCATCCGACAATTTCGTTTATATATCGGTGAGATTTCTACATTTGAGTGCTTAGTTCCCGGTTTGTTTGGCCCTGAAAGGCCTACATCGCAATGTGACTTAATCCATTGGTCTGAAGCCTTATTCTTATACTACAAGCGTCTTGCCGTTAGGTTTGCGTATTTTGTGGGGAATATGTTGCTTCATTTCTTTAGGAATGTTCTTATTCTTGGTCCAATTTGTTGTCTTGTTAGCCCTTTCTATGCATTTTTCTGCTTATTTCAGTGGACTTTCTGTTTTGTTTTAGCATATTGTCCTTCTTTCTCTAATCTGAGCATCTTTTTCTGTTATGCAGTATCTTTACGTTTCCTTTTTGTTGGTTTCTCCACGGTCCCTTTATTTGGGATTTTGTGTTGCCATTTGGTTAGAGATTTTGTGAGTTATGGTTGTATGCCTGACCCCCTTGATGCCAAAGCGAGTGAATTGGAGCGGCTGCGACGTCAAGTTTTCTTTATTTTGTCAAGGAAAGGCGATATACACGAGCAGTTAATTTTCGCTTATAGATACTTGGAAAAGCAGCCTAGGGTCGGCCGGGGAAGTCACTGGGCTTTGCCTCGCATCACTCTGGTTAAATCGAAATATTTTTACTCTCCCTCAATTAAATTTGGCAAGAAGTTGTGTACGACTGTGGATTGTTATAAGTCCATGTATGATGCGATGTGGGCTGCCTTGGAGCTAAAGAATAACCTTGTTCCCACCGCTGGAGAAAGTGACTCTGTGCCCCTCATTAGTGATAGATGGAAGTGTGTTGGGACTACTTTCCAGCTCGTTACAGTTCTTTGTGCGAATTTGCCTTTTGGCCTTGGCTTTCATTTGAACCCTGTAGCCGGTCAGTATATTCAAGACGCAATTCTTTTTGTCATTAAGTACCTCTATATTGTTACTGACACACGCTCATCGAAACAGATAGCTCTAGCTTGTGAGTTGCTTCAATTTAGGAATTGTCCATTGGGCATTGCGCTTTATGGAGCTGCTAACGAGTGGCTTGGTGATTATGTTGCCGCCACATTGGAGGAATTCGATAAGATAATTGATGGAAAAGCTGAAAAAGTCGAAGAATATCTGGACCCTATTGGTTCTGGAAAGCGGAAGTGGTGGCGCAAAGGAGT